AAAACGTTGGTTGATACCGAAGTTGACCAGATTATCAAGACAAGCATTTCAGATTTAACAGATGAGAAGCAAGTAATTATTGATGAAATGGTCGATAAAGCAGTTCGATTAGACCCGAATATCAGACCGAGTGACTTGCGTATCACTTTGGATTTAGCTGATGAAAAAGAAAACGCTTTGACGACAATTCTGAAACAGGCGGAACTTCAAAAAGATCAGGATGGAACAGCGGGCAAAAGCATTTGGGACAAAGTTGTAGGTGCATTTAATCGGCTGTTCACATTAGCAAAGAATACGGCAAGCAAGCTCACTGGTAATTCAATTCGCGGCATTGATGATTTGAGTTTAACTGTGGGAAGTGTAATTGGTATTCAAACGCCAACATTGTTCAAACAAGCGCAAAAGGTTGGCAAACAGATCGCCATTCTTGATGCAAAGGGTGTGGCGCTAGACTTGAGTAAGATTAGTGGCATGAATGGCGCACTATTGGCTCCTGATTTGAATTTAGAAGTCGTTAGCAACACAGATGAGCAACTCGTACTGAAACGAACTAAAGAGCAAGCTACACGCTATTTCATAGCGAATCAGACAGTATTTAGTCTTTACTAAACCTTTCAACAGATACAACGGCCTTTAAGGTCGTTTTTTTATGGGTGAAATATGCCAAAAAACGAAGAAAAGCAAAATCAATATTGCTTTCAACTTGGGCAGGTAAACGTAGATGCTCAGGAAGAAGGCAAGAAAAAACGGACGTTCTCAGGTGTTGCCTATAGCGGCGAAGTGATTACTGACCATTGGTACTGGAAGCAAGTCATTTTTGATCTTGATTCAATGCAGATCAAGGGCCGTATTCCCGCACTACTTGAGCATTCGTCTTATCAACGTGCAGGCGCAATTGAGAGCCATGCAATCAGCCATGAAACAGGTCTAACTGTTAGCGGAATCCTACTTAGTAATGAGTTTGGCGCACAGGTGGCAAGTGATTCAGATGACGGCTTTCCGTGGCAAATGTCAGTTCGCATTGAGCCGTCAAGCATTGACGAGATTCAAGCAGGCAACACCGTAACAGTGAATGGCAAGTTATTACATGGACCAATCACAGTTTTTCGTGGTGGTCGTATCAGAGAAGTTTCGTTTTGTGCCTTGGGTGCAGATGAAAACACCATGGCTGTGGCAGCAAGTCACAATCCAAACAATCCACAAGAGGACACCAACGTGACCGAATTAGAACAAGTAAAAGATGCCTTGAAACAGGCAGAAACAGAACGTGACACAGCACAAACTGAACTTAAACAGTTTAAAGCACAGAAGCGCAATGATGATATTGCAGCACTGGAAACTGAATTAAAAACTCAATTTAGTGCCGAAGATAAAGCAGCATACACGGCGATGGATGATGCAAGTTTTTCATTCACAGCTAAGCAATTGCGTCAGTTTTCAGGGAAAAACAGTCCTGCAAGTAATGGCTCAAGCAATTTATTTACCCATCAAGCGAAATCTGATGGAAATGAAAAACAAACCTTTGGTGCTGGTTCTCTCGTAGACCAAGCAAAACAACGCAAATAAGGGGAAGCAGAAATGGTTCAAACAGTTACAGACAGCCATGTAGCAGTAAGTGATGTAATTGCATGGGAATTAGAGGGCAATCATCGTCCAAGTCGTGAAAATGCAGTCATTGCTGCTAGTCAAGACTTATCAAATGGCACAGTGATTTCTTACAACGCAAGCGGTCAAGTTCAAATCTTTGCTGGTGCGACTGATGAAGTTGCAGCAGGCATCTTTATTGGTGATGCAGTGACAACAGGCGCGGGTCAAACAGCAAAAGGTGTAGTTATTGCGCGTGATGCTCGATTTGTAGATGGCACATTGATTTATAAATCAGGCTTAAGCAACGCCAAAAAAACAGAAGCTTTAGCAAGCCTACAAGCTTTACACATTACACCAGTTCGTGCAGCTTAAAGGGGCTAAAACATGGAATTAGATCAATCAGTATTTAGTACAGAAGAATTATCTTTAGCTATTACAAATTTACCGACTCGAATCGGTAATCCATCGGACATCGAATTGTTCCGACAAATCCCTGGCACTACAAACAGCTTTGGTGCTGAGTTTATGACAGAGACTAATATTCTTGTCCCGACAACTGCTTGGGGTGGTGTAGCGCCTAAGAATAGTTCGGGCTCTCGTATTGCGAAGTCATGGACAATCCCACACATGCCGCTTGAAGATGTTGTTTTAGCGTCAGATGTAATGGGTGTGCGAGCATTTGGAAGTACAGCTGCTGAAACTGTGCAAGGTAAAGTACTAGACCGCTTACAAGCAATGAAAAACAAGATTGATACAACTCTTGCATTTCGTCGCTTGAAAGCTAAACAGGGAATTATTGTTGATGCTGATGGTTCAACAATTATCAATTACTTCACTGATTTTGGTGTAACACAAACTGAAATTGATTTTGACTTAGGCACAGCCACAACCAATGTAGCTGCTAAGTGTCAAGACGTAATTGATGCAATTGAAGATGGCTTGGGCCAAGAAATCTATACATCAATCGAAGTTGAAGTGGATCGTGCGTTTTATGACGCTTTAGTGGCTCATAAAAACGTCCGTGAAGTTTTCTTAGGCTGGTCTGCTGCTGAACAAAAGCTAGGTCGCTCAAATTCATCAGGATTTGAATTTGGTGGGCTTAAGTTTATCGTGAATCGCCAATCAGTCGGTGGAACTCCGATTTATGCAGAAAAAACAGGTTCAGCATACCCACGCGGTACTCAAGATGTATTTGTAACCGCATTAGCGCCTGCTGACTTCAATGAAACAGTGAATACCTCAGCATTGCCTTATTACGCTAAGCAGCGCACGAAAGACTTTGATCGCGGTTTTGATTTGCATGTTCAAGCAAACCAACTGCCAACTGTCTTGAAGCCGAAAGCATTGGTGAAGGTAAAATCTACTACATAACGGTGGCTGCCATGTACGCAACACGTGATGACATGGTGAAGCGTTACAGCCTGACAGAAGTATCACAGTTAGAGCGTTATTTGGCGGGGGGTGAGTCTGTTGAAGCTGCAATAGCAGATGCAGGCTCAATTATTGACGGTTGGATTGGTGCTAAGTATGCCGTTCCTCTTGAATACCCACCTGACAATATAAAAATCTTTGTCTGTGATATTGCCCGTTATTTACTCTGGAAAAGCAAAGCATCTGAAGAAGTCCGTAGACGTTATGACGATGCGATGAGCTATCTAAGGGGCGTTTCAAAAGGCACAAACGTTTTACTTGTTAAAAATCCAACAACTCAAGAAGTTAAGCCTGCTGCTAAATCACCTACCACTATGCCAATTGGGACTACATATCGTGGCGGTGTCTTTAGCGATGATGTTTTAAACAAGATGCCAAGCGTCAAGTGAGGTGGTCATGGCAGATAGACAGGGGTTTTACTTTCAGGGTCAAGAGAAGATTCAGGATTGGCTGCGTAAAGTAGAAGCGAAAGCAGGAGACCATAAAGCCCTCTATGACGAGTTGGGCGATATTCTACTTGAGGGTGTTCATGACCGCTTTAAGCGAGGTGTAGCACCAGATGGCAGACCTTGGCAAAAATCATGGCGGGCAATTGCTCAGAAGGGCCAAACATTAAGAGATACGGGGCGATTATTAAACTCAATCCGTACTCGACTTAATAAAAATGGCGTTTCAATTCTCACTGATGTTCTATATGCAAAGCTGATGCACTACGGTGGAACCATTAGAGCGAAGAATAAGCCTTATCTTGTTTTTAAAACTCCCACGGGCGGTTGGGTAAAGCGTAAATCAATCACGGTTCCTGCACGTCCAATTTTCGGTGTATCGGAAGATGATGCACAGAATATGCTGACTACGATGGAGAGCTATTTGGAGGATTTATTAAAAGATGCCAAGTAATTATTTTGCGCTTGAGTCAATCATTAAAGCGCATCTGCAAGACATTGAGTCTATTCAAGCTGTATACACGCCTTTTTCTGTTGATGACATGCTTGAGTCTACAGCGGTTGCACCATCAATTAGCGTTATTTATGTGGATGATCGAGTGGGTGAGTCGGCA